TAGGACTTGAACTGCCGGGGGCTCGGCTCCAGGTTCAAGATAAGCCAAAGTGATATGAGGGTGAAAACCGCCGTCATACTGCTTGGACTCAATACCAGCGTCAGTCAGCGCAACTGATAAGCGAGACTGAAACTCATCCAAACCAGTCATTTCAGGAACAGCAAACCACACTGTCGCATCTTCGTTCTCGAAAGTGCTCCAACCGTCAATGACACCAAACGGCGCTGGAGTGGAGGCAGCTACCTCAGCAACAATGCCTGTCAACATCCTGGTCTGCTCTACCGTCAGGTCATCAACATCACCAAGGAAGCACACCGTAAGGTGCAAGTCAGTCTCTCCGCCGTCAACACGATAACGGTCAGCCAAATACTGTGGAAGGAACCAACCAACCATCACGCCAGTTTCAGGCTCAACACGGATGTCCATGTCATCAACAACAATTCGTACCGTCTCCCAACCGGCAGCAATAGCTTCAGCAAGCGCCAACATCAGAGCCTCGATAGTAGAAGTCGTCTCTTCCGGCGAATAGTCCTCCCATATCGGGGGCTCATCCTGCCAATCTTTGACTAGGGCGACTGCTTTTTGGGTCAACATGACCTTGGGCGTTATTTTCATTGTGGTCTCCTAAAGTTGAGAATGCGGTCCCACGCATCATCATGGTCGGTCTTGGTCATTCGGCCAAGAAGGTACTCCCTAGCAATCTGCGCCAGTCTTATCGACTGACCTATCGTCGGGTCGAAAGTGTAAAGACCGTCTCTATCAAGGCGTTTCTCTACCTTCCGTTCAGGAGGCAGATAAGCCACCACGCAACGACAACTTGGATGAACTAGCGGGGTCAACATTCCGTTAGAAAAGTTGCTGTCCCAAAGAACAACCTCACCATCCATCGGGTCGCACAACGGGCAGGGGTTCCCACCAGTAATCCACTCTTTCCGGGAATCAACTGAGTCAATCCCAGAACCAACTCCAGCCGCGAAACCAGAGAACCTGCCAGCGTTGGAGGCAGACATCAACTCGGTACGAGCAATACCACTCGCACGACCAGAAAGAGATTTCTTCGCAACTCTGTCAGCAACCTTCTGGGCCATAGCCTCAGCCTTCGCCCGAGTCTTACCTGAATCAAACAACCGCTTGAACGTCTTGTCATAAGAGTTCTGGACAGTCTGCGCCTGGCGAGAAGTCAAAGGAACAACACGCTCAATTTGGTCAGCGAGAGTCGCCACCGTGTAATCACCTTGGAGCGCGTCAACAACAAGACCATTCACTGTCTCACGAACCTGACGCTGAACATCACGTATCAACGTCCCAGAGCGCAAAGCTGCGTAACGAATCGCCTCCGGCTCAATCATCTGAAAGTGAAGAACAGCCTGAACCGGGGTCATCGGGCCAGGCGCCGAAATTGCTTGCCGAAGATGCTCACCAGCTATACGGTTCTGCTGCCCACCAAGAGCGTTCCTGAGAGGGTCAAGGTCAATGGAAGCAACAGCGTCAGCAGCAGACCTTTCCTGGAGACTACGAGCTACAGCGTCACTACGGGCTGAACCGGCCACTTCCTGTAAAGCTTCATCCAATTCGCGACCAAAGCGACGAGCCTCACGTTCCAAAGCCTCATCCACAGGAACACGGTCTTTACGAACCTTCACCCGCTCTACAAGAAGAGTCACAATGGCTCCACAACAGGCGGCTCAGAAACTACAGGCTCTACAACGGCAGGCTCAGGTTCAGTCCGAGGCAAAGTCAAGTCACCATCATCAAAAGACTCATCCTGCACAGAAGGCAAGTCAGCCAAATCACGCATGTACGACTCAAGTTGAGTATCAGGAACAATGATGCCTGAATCGACCATCTTCACCAAGTAGTCACTAATAACAGTCAAGTCCTCTTCAACCACGTTGCCATAGCCAAGTGTGGGGGCACGCTCAGGTCGCCACCCATTCAAACGCATCAACCGAGGAATCGCGTGCTGATTTATCACCTCAGTGACAGACTTAGCAATCGACTCGACAACCAACTGCCAGAGACTAATCTTCGCCTTACCAAGAGCAAAAGAACCAGTACCCTCGTGGCCGAGAGTCAAAAAGTCCTGGAGCATTGACGTCGCTATAGCCGTATTCCAACGCTGGATAATCGCGCTCGTATCCAACTGGCGTGAACCAGGTGAAGCAAGCAACTCGAACTTCAACGTCTGGTTGTTGTTCTCATCAAAGATGGAAGGGAGCAAGGCACCATCGACTTCGTTACGTCGCGCTCCGACAACCAGGTCTTTGATTCGAGCCAACTGTGCTGCGTGCTCCGGTTCCGTGAACCACTCCGAAGGGGCATAAGCCATAGGCATACCTGCCAGGTCACGCTCAACACCGATAGCTTCAATCTCTTCAAAACGCTTCCGGTAATACCAAGGCCGATACGAACTCCTAAGCATTGACCGGCCTTCAGGTGAACCTTTGCGCTCGGAAGCGCGAAACAACAAAGCTCTCTCAATAGGAATGAACATCCGACCTTTGTGACTATTGGGGTCAATCTGCCACATGCCGCTAAGCCCGCCTGAGTCATCAAACTTCCAGCGGTCAAGAGTTGACTGTGACCGGATAGCAAACTTCCTCCAACCGATTCGTCCGTCATTGTACCGAGACCGGAACTGGGCATCATTGTTCTGACCGCTCCGAATCTTGTACACGACCTCGTGGTAAGACCAACCGAATTGGAGGCAAGACAAGATTTCAGAAAGAGTCACATCCCACGACTCACTCATGTCGTCTAAGCACTCTTGGACAAACTCAGCCTGTGCTTCCTCTTCTGGAGTGGCATCTTCAGGGGCGCTTATCTTCCAATCAAGCCGAGAGACAACTTCACGCATAGCCAAAAGAGCGCCACCGATAATGGGGTCATTCTCCGACATTTCCAGGTACATCCGATGACCTGCTGCACCACGAAGGGCAGGAAGGAACTCTTCAGTAATCTGACCGCCAGATTGCTTCAGCCCTGAGACACCAAGTTCACTGGTAATAACAACCTTGCTCGCACCGAACTCGTCAGGGCCGTCCTCCTTGGACTTAGCCACGGTTGGTAGCCATGTACGCAATAATTTTGAGTGCCCGCCTGTCGTCAAAACCGGCACTCCTGAAGGCAAGATAAGCCTCGTGAAGTGAGATTGCTGAAACTTCTAGCGGAGTAAGACTCTCGGATGTTGCACCCTCTGGGGTGCTTGGGGTAGTTGCCATAAGACAATCGTACTCGGAAAAAGAGGTTGCCGGTGGACTGGGACTGGACTCTGGGCGTGTCGATGCACACCGCTCTACGCATTGTGGGAACCAGCGTAAGCCGTCTGAGTGCAAGGCAGGTAGTAAAGGAGTCTCGGCCACTACTTGTTCGCTAGAGGCTGCCGTGTACGGCTTGCATGCGGGCTGAAAACGGTCAGGGCATTTCAATTCCTTGGAGCCGTGTTCGGTCAGCATCCGCTCTGCATGCGGGCAGTCATTTCAATTCCTTGGGAGCGAGTTCAACCAGCAAACGGGCTACGTTCAGGCAGGCAAGGTCATTTCAATTCGCTGGAGCCAGGCGCAGGCTGCAGACGGTCTACATTCGGTCAGGTCATTTCAATTCCCTAGAGCCATGTTCGACCTGCATACGGGTGACATGCGGTCAGGTCATTTCAATTCGCAGATTGCCTGTTCAACCAGCAGACGGTCAACATGCGGTGGGTCATTTCAATTCGCTGGAGCCGTGTTCGGTGCACGTTCGGGCAGGCATTTCAATTCCTTGGGGGCGCGTTCGGTGGACGTTCGAGAAGTCATAACAATTCGCGAGAACCAAGTTCGGTCATAGTTCGATAAGACATTTCAATTCTCTGGAACCATGTTCGGTGTGAAGCTGCTCGTTATCTGTTCATACTCGCGCTGTGTGGGCCAGCGTGAGCCGTCTAATCGCCTACCTGGTAGTGAAGGAGTGGGGGAAGCACAAAGCCTCCAAGTATCAATCAGGGAGAATCTTGGAGGCTTTGGCCCTACACTCACACTGCCACGGTCAATGACAGCGCGAGAGGCTTACTGGCTTAGCAACGCAAAAGCTCGTTCCTTCACTTTGTCAGCCATTCCAGAGATAACCTGGAGCGCGCGCGAGTCCTCAGCATCCCGACCCTTCGCGCCACGCATCGGATGGTAGTGGTCAACATACTCTGTCACCGCATTGTAGGCGCCCCACACCGTTCCGCGAGAGCCAGCCAACGTTGGAGAACCTGTCCAAATTGTTCGCAATGTATCGCGATGCTCAGCCTGGTTCTTAGCACGCTGGGAATCTGGTTCAGCATCCTTCGGAGTCGGATACAAGGAAGCAGTGAGACGCTGAAACTGAACATCGTTATACTCCTGCTCCACCATCCTCTCAATCTCTAGAGACAACGCATCCGTGTACTCGAACGTCAAACCAAGAATACGGCGGGCCTCAAGAACATGCGTCTTGGCTGAACCTTTCGTATGCCTGGCAGAAAAGCGAGCCTTGGCTGATGCAAGACCGGCTGCAACCGTGTTAGAACACACCCAACGAACAGGTGAGACAACAAACTGGAATGAGGTCGAACCATCCTTGGAGTCAAGAGCGCACAGGTACAACTCTGTCCGTTCTTCCGGGCCTTTCCCGTTGAAAAGAATGGTGTCAGGTAGCTTCATCGTCACGAACACTCGACGTCCACCATCCAACGAACCTGCCGTCTCAAAGTGGGCTCCGCTCTCACTAACCAGCGTGTCCAAAAGTTCTGCTTCATCCTCGTTCTGGACCGGCTCGTAGTAACTACCTACGACACCAAGAGCGTCAACTCGACCTTCGTGAAAAGGATTGTCGCGAACAGTCGCCCACTTCTGGTCGATTGGAATGAACTCTTCACCGACCTTCGCGTAGGCAGGAACTTTCCGCACGTTCCAATTCGACAGGTGAGCCAAGTCCAACGCTTCGTGCGCGGTCATCGCTCCCTTGGCTGTGACACCAAGCCGGTGCCATGCGTCGACGTTCGCAGAAGCGAAAGCGGCGACAGTACCAGTGTCATCAGTATCTAAATTCGCTGACATCGCCGCTGCTTACGCGTGCCAGTAGTGATTGGGGGAGACGCTGAAATACAGGACGTTTATCCACAGGACAA